AAGAAAGATTTTAAACCCGATATAATCTATATCGATTATCTAAACATATGTGGGTCATTACGTATCAGGCCTGGCGCTGGTGCAAACTCTTACACATTGGTTAAGAGTATTGCTGAAGAAATGCGTGGTCTTGCGGTTGAATATGACGTACCTATTGTTAGTGCAACACAAACAACTAGAAGTGGATTTGGTTCTACTGATATTGGTTTGGAAGACACTTCTGAATCCTTTGGACTGCCTGCAACTGCAGACTTCATGTTTGCATTGATTACGTCCGAAGAACTAGAAGAGTTAGACCAAATGGTGGTCAAACAATTGAAAAATAGATACAATGACCCAACAGTCTTCAAAAGATTTGTTGTGGGAGTTGATAGAAGTCGCATGAAATTCTATGACTGTGAACAAGAAGCACAGGAAGAACTCGTTGATAGTGCAATTGCACAGGAAGACGATACGCCTGTAATGGACAGAAATGAGAAATTCAGGGACTTTAAGATATAAAAATACCTAAATAGTAAGACAGTATGGTATTATTATGGCAAAAAATTTGAAATCGCAAGAGGTTATAGATTTAATACAACAGAAAGTTACATTAAAGAAACAACTAAGACTTGCAAGAAAAGATAAAAATGATACAGAGGTGCAACGCCTCTGTGGTGCCATATCTTCTATTGAAGAACACCTAAGTTCGACACCATTACAGAAATCATAAATAGTAGACAAACACTTAAAAAGGTGGTAGCCTACTATTATGGCAGTTAAAAATTTACACTTAGAACATTTAGAGGACGAGATTATCAATAATGGTATTGATGGTGGACGTTCTGCTATCTATTTCCTTATGGAACTACGCAAAATGCTCAAGGGTAATAGTAGTTCACGTGTTAACATGACAGTTAAATGGGACGGTGCACCTGCTATATGGGCAGGGCCTCACCCTGAATCAGGTGAGTTCTTTGTTGCAAAGAAATCTCTATTCACCCAAAAACAATTACACTATAAATCAGAACAAGAAATCAAAGACGCACCTGAACTTACAGGTGACCTAGAAAGTAAATTTCTAACTGCATTCAAATACCTATCAAAGGTTGGATTGAAAGAAATCCTACAGGGTGATTTAATGTACACTAAAGCAGACATAGAAAAACAAAAGTTTGATGACGGTACATACCTTACGTTTGGCCCGAACACTGTCGTTTACGCAGTCAAAGATGATTCAGATTTGGGTAAGAGAATTGCTAAATCAAAAATGGGTATTGTATTCCACACCACATACAGTGGTTCTACCATAGAAGGACTTAGTGCTAAGTTTGGTGCAAACATAAGTGGTCTAAAACAAGGTGACGTTTGGATAGATGACGCAACATATAAAGACGTTAGTGGTACAGGTTCAATGACTGCTAAAGAAGCAATGCATTTATCTAAGATACTAACCGCAACAGGTAAAGCATTCCATGGAATCAAGAAAAATGATTTAACTAAGTTTCAAAAAGTTATGGCAACTATGGAAGCAAAAGGTGCTTCGGGTGCAACATATAAAACATATGCTAACTCACTTATACGTACAGGTGGTAAATTCAAACCAAACTCTCAAGACTACATAAACTATGTTGGTAAATATTGGGACGAAAAGATAGTTGCAAAAGTAAAACAAGAAAAGACTAAGAATATCAAGAGAGAGATTGGACAAGATTTAATTAAAGAATTAAATGGATTAAGAAAAATGATTGATAATCTTACTGCTTTCCAAGCATATTTGGTGGAAGGTAAGATGTTAATTATCAACGCACTTAACAGAGTTAAGAGTATTGGTACATTTGTAAGAACAGATAAAGGGTTTAAAGTAGTAAACCCCGAAGGTTATGTAGCAATCGATAAAGAGGGTGGTGCAGTTAAACTTGTAGACCGTATGGAATTTGCATATAATAACTTTACCGCACAGAAGAAATGGGATAAATAGAAGTATGTATGACGATTTAGTAATAGAAAGTGCAGAATACCAAGGTAAGAAGGTCAAACTGAATGACCCTATTAGAAATCCTAGCGGTAGTAAAAAGAAGTTCAAGGTCTACGTTAAGAACGATAAAGGTAATGTCGTTAAGGTTGAGTTTGGTGACCCTAATATGGAAATCAAACGTGACGACCCTAAGAGATTAAAAGCATATCGTGCTAGAATGAACTGTGATACAGACCCAGGCCCAAAATGGAAAGCAAACTATTGGTCTTGTTGGCAATGGAGAGCAAACGCACCAGTAGATGACGATGTCAAATATGACTTTGAATATTTCTTAGGTGAAGTAATGTCTATGAAGACTAGACTTAAAATGAAACAAGCATTCAAGAAGAACAAAGCAAAGATAATGAGGGCAAGAAAGAAAGCTGCCAAGAAACCTCAACTACAGAAAGGTCAGATAGAAAAGAAAGCAGAACTACAGGCACGTAAAGCAATAGAAAAGAAAATTCTTAAAGGTAAATCCAAGAAAGATTTAGGTATTGGTGCAAAAGCAGCCCTTGAAAAACAAATGGCAAAGAAACAAAAAGCAATTAAAAAGATTGCTATGAAGATACGTAAAGACGTAATCGCAAAAGAGAAAGCAAAAATCAAAAAGAAACTTGGGGGTGTGAATGAAGAGTTTGCATTACCAAAATATCCAGCACAGACTGATATCAAATTTAAAGAGGACGATTGGGTAATCGGTGACCCTGAAAAGGCATATGAGTATGATACTTCTAAGACTGGTGAACAAAACATGGAAATCATGAACGACTTGGTGGATAAAGAAAGAGAGACAATGAAATGAAAACATTTAAGTCATTCAACGAAGCAAAAGAAAAGGGTGCTACATTTACATTTGGTAGATTCAATCCACCCACAACTGGTCACGCAAAACTAGTTAAGAAGTTGGAACAATCTTCTAAAGGTGGTTATGTGCCTTTAATTTATACTTCACATTCAAGTGACCCTAAAAAGAATCCACTTAGTTATAAACAAAAGATTACTTATCTCAAAAAGTTCTTTCCAAAGATTGGTGTTATCAATACACCTGCGAGAACTATTTTTGAAATAGTAGTAGACCTACACAATAAAGGATATACAAATGTGCGTATGGTTGTAGGTTCAGATAGAGTTAAAGAGTTTGATATGCTTATTAAAAAGTATAACGGACAGAAAGGAAGACACGGTTTCTATAAGTTCAATTCAATCGATATTATATCTGCTGGTGAACGTGACCCTGACGCAGATGACGTATCGGGAATGAGTGCAAGTAAAATGAGAGCACTTGCAGGTGAAGGAGACTTTGACGCATTCCAAGACGGTGTTCCAAGTAAAAACAAAAGATTGGCACAGTCATTATATAAAGACGTTAGAACTGGTATGGGTATCAAAGAAGAACACATACCTTGGTATATTAGAGAAGATTTAATCATGGAAGGTGTTTATGACCAAGGAATATTCAAAGCAGTATTTCTCATGGGTGGGCCAGGCAGTGGTAAATCCACAGTCGTAGATAGGCTCGCACTAAAACCACTAGGTTTAAAACTTGTAAATACAGACAAAGCATTTGAAGTGGGATTAAAGAAAGCAGGTTTAGGACTAGACTTAAGAGGTGCAGACTTTTCTAAGGTTGACCCTGTACGTGCGAAAGCAAAGAAGATTACAGGTATGAATCTAGATAATTACATAGACGGAAGACTAGGACTTATATTTGATACCACAGCTGCTAAGTCTACTAAGATTTCAAACTATAAAAAAATGTTAGACAAACTAGGATACGAGTATAAAATGGTATTCGTAAATACTTCTTTAGAAAATGCACAAGCAAGAAATGATAAGAGAGCAAGAAAACTACCACCTGAAATAGTAAAAGGTGATTGGGAAGCCTCACAAAAGAATGCAAATAAATTTAGAGCAATGTTCAAGAAAGATTTTGTAGAGATTACAAATGACGATGACGTTAAATCATTAGAAAAGAAAGCAGACTCGTTATACAGTAAACTACTTACATGGACAAGTAAGTTCCCTAGTAACAAAATGGCAATGGCATGGAGAGAACAAGAACTTCTTAAGAAATATACAATGGTAAGAGGTAGGATAAAAGAGTCTAAATAAACATATGAGAGTATCAAAAACATACAAACAATCCGAATGGTTAGTAGAAGGGCCAGAAGAAATGGCGTCTCTCAAAGCAGACCAAGCACGTGAAGTTGAAGATTTAAAACGAAGACACGAAGACGAAGTTGAAAATCTCAAAATGAAACACGAAAGAGAATCGGAAAGACAATCAAAGAAAGACGAAGCAGAAGCTGAAAGAGAATCACAACAAGAAGATACTCTACCTGATATCGAAGATTCAAAATATCTACAAGACGCTGTTGATGAAGGTAAATTAGTTGCAGACGATTTAATGATTATTGATAGTGCAGTCAAATCTATCAAACAGGAAATGGTCAAGTCTCTTAAAAAAAATAGAGAAGCGGGTGTTAACTTTATCAATAGTATGTTTAGAAGTGCAGGACTTAAATCAAAAGTCAGTGCTAAAATGCAATCCAAAGGAAGACTATTTCTTAAGCAAGAACTTGTAAAAGAAAATGAAGTTGCGAAGAAACTTAAAAAGATAAAGGGACTGACAAAAGACCAACTTAGAGTATTATCTACATTACCTACACCAATGTTAACAACAGTAATTAATCAACTATCTACATTGGTAATGAGTGAAGATAAAGAAGAACAAGATAGAGATATCAAAGACAAAGAAGGGACTCAACCTAAGAAATACTACAAAGGTCTAGACAAGAAGACCAAAGAAAAAAGAGACGCACACTTCAAACAGGGTAAAACAGGCCCTGCGCCAGGCGATGAAAACGAAGACGGTAAACCTGTAAAAACTAAGAAGTCAGTTCATACTAAAAAGTTTGAAAAAATGTTTGGAAAGAACTAAGGATAAATAATACTATGTCAGGAAATAAAACAGATAACGGAGTTCATGAAGTTGGGACAGACGACATACGTCTATCGTATCAAAACGATACGCCTGGCCAAGACGTGGAGAATTACATAAAAGAACAAGAGAAAGCATTCCACGAAGAGAAGAATAGAACTAAGAAACATTTCTCACAGGTATTCGGTAATCCTTTACAAGGTTATCCTCACAACGAAGAGTTTGAAGTCAAAGAAATCAAAGAAAATCAAGAAATATTTGAGAACGAAGCAGGTCTCAAAAAGAAAGCAGAAAAGTCAGGAATATCACTTGGTATTCTAAAACAAGTTTACAATAGAGGACTTGCCGCTTATAAAACTGGTCACAGGCCAGGCGCTACTGCCCCACAATGGGCAATGGCAAGAGTCAACAGTTTTATCACCAAGGGTGAAGGTACTTGGGGTAAAGCAGACTCAGATTTAGCAGACAAAGTCAGAGGTTCAAAGAAATAACATAATGGAGTAAGTGGTCATGGTCAATGAGGACTGGTTAAGTAAACACGGAACTCATGAACAATACGTCATTAGAACGTATGATTCAACAACAGACTGGATAGATACTACCAAAAAAGAAATGGTTTATGCCCTTTCGGGCAATGGGTGGCAAATCCTGTATAAACGTGACGAAGATTATGGGACAGGTAATAAACTGGTGCCAGGCACTAAATTTTTGTTACCTGATAATGTGAAATATAAAATTTTAAATAAGGAGAATATAGATTCAAAGTTGGTTCTCAAAGTTGAGTTTATATAAATAAAGGTAGTATGAGTAATATACAAGATTGGAAATCAGAACTGGCTAAAGTTCGTGCTTTCGTAAAGAAGGACGCAGAACCTGTTGTGGAAAAAACACAGGACGATATCATTGCGGAAGAAATTGACGCACTATTGGACGGTTTCGAGGAACCAATTGTCGAAGATACTCAAGAATCCGATGTAAACACAGACAAACTTATTGAAAAAAATATGTTAGGTCGCCTTGCAAAATCATTGGACTTAAACGAAGAAAAAAAATCAATGCTTTTTAATTATTTTGAAAAGGGAGAGTTAATCCAATGAGCATAAACAAATTATCAAATGACTTAGTTGAAGCAACTAAGAAAGTCTTAACCAAAGAAGAAGAATACAAAGACTTCTTTCAAAAAGTAATGAAGAAATTCGGTGTCAAGTCGCCAGGCGAATTGTCAGGTGACAAAGAAAAAGAATTCTACAATTACATTGACAAGAATTGGAAAGGTAAGAAAGAAGATATCGACAAAATGCAGGAGTGGATTTCTGCTGGTGGTGAAAGACGTAGAGTCAAAGAAGGCGACGCTAGAAAAACTAAAGTCGAAGACGTAATCAGAGGTATGTGGGAAGAGTCTGCTGAGGTTGAAGAAGGTAATTTTAATAAGAAGATGGATAAACACTTTAAAAAACATGCCAAAGCAATGTCTAAAGGCCCTAAAGGTAGATTTTCACAGAAAAAAACTATGAACTTTAGGAAGGGAAAGTAATATGCATTTTCAAGGTAACGTATTCCAAGATTTAAAAGAGAAAAAGATTCTAGACAAAGACGGTAAAGTCGATGCACTAGGGCCTTATGGTAAGTCAAAACTTACTGGTATGGAAGTGAATGCGTACTTCAAAAAGAACAAAGTATCAGACCCTAAAGTCAAGAAAGCAGTAGAGGTTGCATTAGACTTAGGTGGTTCACATTCAGTTGCAACAAAAGAGATTGCAAAGTTTTACGGAAGTAAAATCCTTAAGTCTAAAGAAGTTCAAAAAGCACTTAAATTTGCAAACGAATCATTCGTACTAAACCAAGAACTAAATCAAATCCACGAAACATATCTAACTGAAAAGAATTTAATGCCCGCACTACAGAAGATTGTTTCAGACAAACAAGCACAGAAAGTCGGTGGAGTCATGATTGATATGTTTACTGCAAGTGTTATTGTAAAAGCTTATGACGCAGTAAATGATTCCAACAAAGCGAAAATGGAAAAGGCAAACATAAACATTCTTGTTAAACTTGCACATAAAGTTATGGGTATGAAAGAAGACCTAGACGAAGGTAAGTATGCAAAATACTCAGACCTACTTATCAAGAAAGCCAAGTTAATGAAAGCAGGTAAAGACGCTTCCATGGTTGATAAAGAAATTTCCAAAGAGTTAAAGAAACTTGGTATTAAAGAAGAAGTTATCGTTGAGAAAATAGTAGGAACTGGTGAAGCAATCAGTAAAATCTTTAAGACTAAAGATAAGAAAGAGATTGACGGTATTGCAAATCTTATGAACATGACAAGTACCAAAGTTCTTCAAGCAATGCAGAAACAAAATCCAAAAGGTTTCAAAAGAATGACTGCTAAAATGGGTGAACTACCTGCTATGGAACAAGTAGAAGAAGGTGCAGTATCAGCCGCTCAAAGAGCTGCTATCGCAATCTCCAAGAAAGAGAAAGCAGGAAAGCCTGGATATGATAAAGAAGGTAAGTCTCTCAAGAACAAGAAAGAAGAAACTATAAAAGAAGGGACATGGAAAGTACCTGATAATAAAAGAGAATTAGCAGTATTAGCTGATATGTTAATGAAACCATATCCTGCTACCAAACCTGCTGATGTTAATAAGTTCTTGGATATGTTACCTGTAGGTGACGATTCATTGTATGATGACTTAGACGCAATTTCGTATGAAAAAGAATCTGACGGTTCAATTAAGAGACCTTTAGTGAAAATGAAAAAGTTCGATAAAGTTTTTGTAAATGTAATTGCTGGTGAAGCATTACAAAAAGAGAAATGGATTAGAGGTAAAACCTCAGGCAATAAATTTACCATGACACACCACTCATTTGGCCCTCAAGCTTCAATGGAATCAGTAGAAGAAAAAGTCATGAGAAAAAAAGGTAATATCAAACGTGGTAAAATGTTGAAACTGGACATGAGTCTTGACAAAAAACAAAGTGTTATGGACGCATACAGACAAATGTGGGAAACAGATTTAGAAGAAGCAAAAGATTTAGACCCAGCAACGATTGGTAATATCGCTGCCATGACTGATAGAAATGACCACAATAAAGCATTAATGACTCTTGCAAATGCAATGAAAGAAAAGAAAGCTGCAAAAATGTTAGAGTTGTTATCACAAATGCATAAAGCAAATGGTTCAATGAGTTCTGACATGATGGCAATGCGTAAGGGAATCTATGATGAACTTATGAAAAAGTCTAAAAAAATGTACAAGAATCACAAAGAAATCAATGGTGCATTCTAATGTCAGATAAGAACGTAGGATTAGACGCAAGGTATAAGTCTTTTAAAGAGAGAATCAAGAAACTTGGTTACATAAAAGACACTGCCAAAAAAGTAAACAAAGTAATCGAAAAAGTCGGTGACTTTGGTATGATGTCTGACGCAGGGAACAAGAAAGTTGCTCGTGCAGTTGCACAGAGTAAAAACGAAAAGGATTTACGAGCAAGACTAGATAAACTCAGCAAAATGGCTGGTGGAAAATATGTCGAAGCAAGTGAAGATGAAGTTATCATGAGAGCTGTTAATGCTTTAGACTATGGTGCAAAGGGTACACAGAAACACGCAGATGCGAATGTTATGGTACAATTAGCAGCTATAGACGATACTAAAAGAGATACAGACGTGAGAACAGATGACATGAAAAAGACGAAAGTCAAGGCAAGTGATGCAAGTAAAGTATATAAAGCTTTAATGAGTATCAAAGCGCCACTCAGGTCTAAATACTTAAACATGATGCAGAAGGACTCGAAAGGGTTTAAGAAAGCATTTGACGCTGTCTTAAAGGTAGCGAATAAATAAACGAGAGGAAATAAAAATGGCACTATGGGGAGTATCAGACGCAGACGAAAGTAAACCAAAGTATCTTTCAGACGCCGATAAGAAAAACACTATTGCTAAGCCAGAAGGCTGGGTTCTAAAAAAGACTGTAGGTTCTAGAAATCTAGAAGAGATTTTGGTTGCTACTGGTGCAGACCTTGCCGTTGGTATTGGACAGGCAGATATTACAGAAATTGATTTTGTTACAACAGCATTTGATAAATCAGATGGTGGAACATTATCAGTTAAAGTATTCTTCAACGAGAATGTGACTGTAAGTGGAACACCACAACTAACTGTTGTTAACGACACAAATGCAAACCATACATTATCGTATGCTAGTGGTTCAACCACTAACGAACTTGTATTCAGTCTTACGATTGCAGCTGGAAACGCAGCTACAGACGCAGGTGACGTACTAAGTATTGGTGCAAACGCAATGTCGTTAAATGGTGGAACTATTGTTGACACAGCAGGTGGTGGTAACGCAACTATCACTAATGTTGCAGGAATAGGAACAGCTGCTGGAACAATAACTGTTACAGCTTAACATTGAATAGGAATATATTATGACAACCAATTTTGACAATAGTGGTGCAGCTACACTAGGAAACTGTGATGTTTCTATGCTCACCACTGTCTGCAATAAAGACATGATTACTGATGCAGAATTCGATACATTATGGGAAGGGAATAAGAAAAGATTCTACGTACACCAAGCATGGCCTATACTTTTCGATTCTGTCGATAAGGACGGTAATGCTGGTGTTTACAAATGTACAGACGAAGCAGATGCAAAGGTTAAACTTAAACAGTATTTAAATGATTGTCAGACTGGATATGTAAGTGAAGGTATAGACAGTTACCTTGTTAAAGTATACGAAGGTTCTAATATTGTTTGTTTATACCAACTATTGGCTATTAAATTCAAAAGTTCAGGTTTTGAGAATGACGATAGTGGGTACGGAATTGCAAAAGACCCCGACCTTCAAAAAGTTTGGGAAGCAAACGGTCAAACAGGAGATTACAGAGATAAAACTGTGGTGACTGAATGCACTATGACTTTACCTTTATCAAACGGTGTAAGTTCACGTGAATGGTTTTATTCTTGGATGGTACAAAATAGTCACTTTGAAGCAATACACACAGCTCTCAAAGCTGATGGTTACGAACATGTGTTAAATTCACTCAGTGGAAGTGTTCAAAAACAATACGCTTTAGATATTTTTAACTTAATGAAAGATACTATTGTTGACAACATTCCAAGAGGAAGACATGCAGGTCAAAGTACGGAAGCAACTCCTGTGTTTGGGTATGTAAATGATAATAGAACTCCAGCATATTCGTTAGGATTGCAACACCAACACCCTAACTATGCTGACTTACCTGATAACATAAAACCCTGCGGTTGGCCATTTACAACAACAAAAATTGGTGGACAATATCCACCATTCGATTAAGAGGTAAACAATGAAAATTAAAGTATTAGGTTCAGAAGCTGCTTGTGGTACATCTACTACTAATGGTTCTAACTTTGGCAGTTCAACTGCAGTTAGACTATGCAATAGTGGTGGCACAGACAGATTAGTATCAGTTGAGACATCTGCAAATTCACTTATCGGTACATTTACACTAAAAGCAAATAGTGTTGAGATTGTACAGAAAGACCCGTCAGATGAAATCTTTGCCGCCCACGCTTCAGTTTTAGGTGTTGGTGTTGCAATAACTTCTTAAAGGAAGAAATATATTATGCCGTATCAAGTTACGATGGACAGAACCCTGTCCGAAACTGACATAGACAGACTAATTCAGTCTGAATTAAGTCGTAGAAAATACAATACTATTCACACCGAGAACACAGACGAAGAATTCATAGCAAAATGGAAAAACGATATTGCGATGATGCAACAAATTTATCCTACTGGTAGATTTAGAAATATCCGCTGGTATGCTGAAGGTAATCAACCGATGATGAATCCTGCTGACCCGTTAGGTCTTGAAGCACACCCCACAGACAATACTTGTACTATAATCTTTACTAGTTTTTGTCACCCTTGTAAGGACAGCCAAGACAATTATATATTTGGTAAATCTGAATCAATGATTGAACAAATACAGAACGACTGGGAAACGAATGGTCAAACAGGAGACTTTAGAGAAACATTAGGTCTTACAGATATGGCATTGTGGAATGATAATCCAGCTACTGGTGAAACAAGTGCAGATATAATAAAACGTTGGTCACTATTACCGCATGAAAAAGGATTTGCCATATCAGACCCTAGTAAGATAACATTTGTTCCTGTAATCGAATACTTTAAATCAATAGGTGTATCTCACCATGGATATTTTATTTTAGGTCAGAAACCTAAAGAATTTACTGAAATGATGAAAGTAGGTACAGAAAATAACAAGGGTGTAGAAACAATCAATGGAAAAGACAGAAGGGAAGCACCAAGTGATTTTCCTTGGCCATGGCAATATGGAATGTCAGACGTAACTGGTGGAGAACTTACATTCATTCTTCAATATTTAAATTGCGAAGACGATATTGTAAATGGGCCTGAGATTATTCAGGATTATGGTTGGCCAGGCACCAAATAAGGATAAATAAACATATGAAAACTTTCAAAACATATCTAGTAGAAGACCTAGACCATTCTTACGAAGGAATGTCAGGTGAACACAATATAGATGACGCAGAAATTAAAACAAGACTTAATGCAATTTTAGGTCACACTGCTTCTATGGAATTTATAAATCCAAAAGCCGCAGTTGCACAAATGGAAGCGAAACTTGCTTTACTTGGATTGTCGCATGACGGAAATATAAACGACATGGACATGAACGAAAGTGGTGAGTTTGAAATTTCTTTTAAACGTTATGGTGATATCATGGGTAAATCTGTAGATACACCTCATGACGAAATTGAAGAAGAGTCTATGAATTATACTATGAAAATCAGAACTGAGAAATTAGAATCAGGTTCATTCAAAGTATACGGTTCATTAGTCTAATCTTCTTCCTTACACTATATACTAGTGTAAACAAAAATATATTATTATGAGTCTATTTGACAAACTTACAGCGAAGAACTTCGCTGCCTACGCAATGAAACATTACGATGACCCTCAGTGTGAGGACATGGAAGATTTCTATGAAGACTTACGTAGGTTCCGATACCTTAAAAGACTTCTCTTTAGATACTATCAACATGGAGAACTTAGAGAACGTCTCATGCTCAATCACCTCATTTGTATTTTTAATGTCTTTGGATATGAAGCGTCAATGAGAATGTTAAAGTTCAAAATCAAAGACCAAGGTTATTGGTCGTCAATCAAAACAATGCTTATATATCTTGGATACGTTGAAGAGGGATTTGAAGTAGAGGTTCCAATAGACGAAACTCTTGCAACGACCCTTCGACAGGTATAAATAGATATATGGCAACCCGAATAATAGATACACTTATTGTCTTCCGCATACTTAAGATGTTAACTACACCTTTTGAGAAGACGCAAGCATATAAGTTTGGGTTCATTGATAAGAACGGTAAAAGAATCACACATAAACCCGACCCTAACAATAAGAATGTAAAACTAGAGAATAAACCTTCTACGTCTGCCGAGAAAGCGTCACTTACACCATTACATAGATTGGTATTCAATCTAAAAAAACTTATAGAAAAAATACCATTTGGTAAATCAGCATTTGCCTCATACGCAGTAGCACTCGCATTACTCAAAGAAGAAACAAGATTAACAGAAGACCAAGCAGACGAGTTATGTGAAAAGTTTTACAGACACTTGAAGGAGAAAGATTTAGTTACCGCTGAGTCATTACAAGAAACTATAAATCTTGGAGACTTAGAAGTTGGACACACATATCATACTAGAATGCCTATCCTTCAAAATGATTTAAAATATCCACATAAAACACCTATACAAATTGTTGCAGAACATAGTATAGTATACGGTGTTAGGGTTTACATAGGATTCCTAAACGAACACAGAGTTTTGGTAACAGCAGACGATGTTTATTGAAGAAGTATTAAATATTGACAACATGGTTTTCAAACCTCAGACGGAGTTGAAGAAACCTAAGTATGACAAAATTAAGATTTGGGAAGACGGTTGGGAAAGAATCCAAGTCGCACCACCGCCTGCAAATAATTCTACACAGACACTAGACGATATCAAGAAGATACAAAACGAATTAGAACGTGCTACTGAAACTGTCAAACAACAATACTTAAACTGTGACGAGGATTCCTCTTACTATATCAAAAAGTATATGGAAGATAATGACTTAGAATATGATAATGATAACATTGAATTCATGGAGAAACAGTGTAGTCCAGTCATAAGACATTTTAAAAACTTCTTCAACAGACCTAGACCATATCAAATTGCAGATAAACTAGGAATGAAGTTTGACCCATACGTAACACCAACTGCTCAGACTCCTTCTTATCCAAGTGGTCACGCAGTACAACCAAGAGTAGTTGCACATTACTATGCTGAAAAGTATCCTGAACATAGTGAAGGATTGTATAGAGGTGCACATATATGTGGTTGGGGTAGAGTACAGGCAGGTTTACATTATCCTTCTGATTACACTGCAGGGATACAAATTGCAGACGATTTAATGGGATTCTTAAAAGAAGGTGAACTATCAGAAGATGCACCAGTGAACGCAACAGGGCCAGGCATTGCAATGCCACCCACAATGAGAAAGAAAAGGAAACAAGACAAAAGATTTTTTGAGCTTTGGACTAGAAAACCAAAATAAATTATGAAATTTCTAAACTATTTGGCATTAGCCACCAGTCTAATGATAGCAGGTATCGCCGCCTATTTTTCAGTAATAGGTATGGGGATTATATTTGCTGGTGCGTATATGTCCACGATAGTCATGATGAGTGCACTGGAATTTGGTAAGATAGTTACAGCAGCCTATGTTCATTTGTTTTGGGACAAACTGAACTACATGAAATACTATCTTGCATTTTCAGTATTCATTCTTATGTTGATTACCTCACTGGGTATATTTGGTTTCCTATCTAAAGCAAACATAGAACAAACATTACAAGGTGACTCATACTCACTAGAAATGTCTATTATAGATAAAAGACTTGACGCAAAGAACAACGAATTACAGAGACTGGAAGACAGGATTGCGAATCTAGATAACATTATTGCAACTGCTAGACCGCAAGACAGAAATTATATCGACAGACGACAAAGAGACGAGAGACAAGAAATAGGAAATGATATTGACACAGTCGTAGATGATATAGTAAAATTGAATGAAGAGAAATTACCTTTTCAAAGATTACAATTAGAACAAGAGGGGGAGATTGGGCCAATCAAGTACGTTGCAGAAATGATATACGGACAAGACGAGGCACAAAACTATTTGGACAATGCGGTAAGGTGGGTAATCATTGCACTGATATTTGTATTTGACCCTCTCGCACTATTGTTATTAATAACTGCTACTAGTTTGATAGCAAATTATAAAGCGCCAGAACAACCAAGAATTGTTGTTCGAGTGCCGAAAAAAAACCTAAATAAAACTACATTCTTAGGAGATAAAAATGAGTGAAGAAAGAAAAGCAGAAGACTTTCCATTAGAAAAACCTAGCTTGGGTGATAATCCTAAAACTGATAAAGAAAGTGAAGGATATAAACTTATGATGAAATCATACGAAAAAGGTATGGAAGAGTATAACATCAAGTTAGAAAGGTGGTTAGCAGGAGAACAAGTCGCAGGTGTTGATTTTGTGGTTGTGCCTGACGGTGAAGGTGGAACTACAGAAGAACCTGTAGAAGATTCTGAATAAAACACCTTGTTCAAACCATGTCTATCTAGTATAATGGCTAGTAATGATATGGTTAGAACGAAAATATTTGTCTATGGTGGCATCGAGACTCGATGTCTGCAAGTGGAAGAACGATAACACCCTAAACCACAGATGTCCTTATTGTGGGGATTCCCAAAAGAATAAACACAAAGCAAGAGGATATCATTTTGCGGTTGACCAAAACTTTATTTACAAGTGCCACAATTGTGGTAAGTCAACTTCGAGCGTGCATTTTCTTAAAGACCACTTTCCTGATATTCACAAAGAATATTTGAAAGAGTATCTACAAGAGAAAGGTGGTAAAGTTAAAGTCAAGAAACGTAAAATGCCAAGTGCAAATGACTTTAAGTTTAAATCAATTCTAAATACCCATAGTGGAGATTTGCGAGCAGTCGCTGTTCGGGCATGGGAGAAGACAGAGTCTAGGGAATACCTTCAAGACCGACAGATTGGCGAATCACTTATCAGGGAATTATGGTATGTGCACGATTCTAGTGTGTTATCATACCTGAGTCCGAAGTATAAGGATAGAACGCTTGGCAATGACCCTAGAATAGTTTTCCCATTCTACTCAGAGAACGGAGAGTTGATTGGTGTAAGTGGCAGGGCGATAAACGACACGCAACTGAGATACTTAACCATGAGATTCGTAGATGACGTACCACTCATCTACAACATCAATAAAGTGGACAAGTCAAAGACTATCTATGTCACAGAAGGGCCGATAGACAGTCTATTCCTACCAAACTCTATAGCAGTTGGTGGTAGTGATTTTAAAAAGATACAACATCTAAAAGAGAATGCAATAATAATTTATGATAACGAACCACGCAATACAGTTATTCTAAAGAAAATCGAAGAAGTAATCGATGACGGTTACTCGGTTTGTATTTGGCATGATAGAAGAGTCGAAGGACTCAAAGATATTAATGATATGATTATGGACGGAATGACACAGAATGAAATCGTGGAAGTTATAAACTCTTGCACTTATTCGGGCCTTTCTGCTAAACTTAAGTTACAGGAGTATAAAAAAACATGACAGACAATGGAGATATTAAAGTCGTTAAAAGTGACGGCGCCCGTGTAGACATTGACCTAGACAAAATTCATATTATGGTATCCGCCGCCTGTAAAAATATTGCAGGTATTTCAGAATCACTAGTTGAAATGAATAGTGGTCTTCAATTTTATGACGGTATTACTACCAAGGACATACAGAGTATCCTTATCAAGTCAGCCTCTGATTTGATTTCTTTACAGAGTCCTAACTATCAATTTGTAGCAGCCAGACTTTTATTGTTTGCACTGCAAAAACAAGTATTTGGAACCAAGTGGAAAGACGGTAAAGACATATATCCTAGACTCTATGATATGATTAATAAAAACATAGAGCAAGGTGTATATACAAAAGAGATTCTAAAACATTATACAGAAGAAGAAATCGATACGTGCAATAGTTATATCAGACACCAAAGAGATTTTGATTTTACTTACGCAGGTTTACAACAGATAGTAGACAAGTATCTTGTACAAGATAGAAGTACAGGTGAACTCTATGAGACACCACAGTTTATGTACATGATGATTGCTATGACTTTATTCCAAAAGTATAATGGACACGGTGAAAAAAACAGATTGTGGTATGTAAAAAATTACTATGACGCAATCTCTACATTCAAGATTAATATCCCTACACCTATTATGGCGGGGGTAAGAACACCACTCAAACAATTTGCAAGTTGTGTATTGGTTGACAGTGACGATTCTCTTGATTCTATTTTCTCAAGTGATATGGCGATTGGAAAATACGTAGCACAACGTGCTGGTATTGGAATCAATGCAGGACGTATCAGAGGATTAGGTGCAAAGATTCGTGGTGGTGAAGTACAACACACAGGAGTTATACCATTCCTTAAGAAGTTTGAATCTACAGTTCGTTGTTGTACACAAAACGGTGTAAGAGGTGGGAGTGCAACAGTACACTTTCCTATCTGGCACCAAGAGATTAACGATATTATTGTTCTCAAGAATAACAAGGGAACAGAAGACAATAGAGTTAGGAAACTAGACTACTCTATTCAAATGAGTGAACTCTTTTATCAGAGATTCCTCAAAAACGAGGACATTACATTGTTCTCACCACACGTTGTAGAAGGTCTATATGACGCATTTGGAACGCCTGAGTTTGACGAATTGTACGAGAAGTATGAACGTGCAACTAGTATTCCAAAGACTAAGGTAAATGCTAGAGAATTGATAACAGATTTACTAAAAGAAAGAGCAGAGACTGGCAGAATCTATATCATGAATATAGACCACTGCAACACACATAGTGCTTTCCTTGACAAAGTGAACATGAGTAATCTTTGTCAGGAAATCACTCTACCTACAAAACCTATACAATCTATTGACGATTATAAAGGTGAGATTGCATTGTGTATTTTAAGTGCAATCAATGTGGGTAAAGTTGCACTTGAAGAGATAGAACACTTATGTGACTTATCAGTCAGAGCACTTGACGAATTGATTGACTATCAAGAATACCCTGTGAAAGCAGCTGAGATATCCACAATCAAGAGAAGAAGTCTTGGTATAGGATATATCGGTCTCGCACATTATCTTGCAAAGAACAAGGTAAAATATGGAAGTGAAGAATCTTTAAACTTAGTACACGAACTAACAGAAGAGTTTCAGTATTCACTAATCAAAGCCTCTGTGCAGGTTGCAAAAGAAAAGGGTAAGAATGATTGGCACCACAAAACTAAGTATGCAAAGGGTATATTACCCGTAGACACTTACAAGAAGGACGTGGACGACCTAGTCAATATAAAATACAAAAAGGACTGGGAGGCGCTACGTGGCGAAGTCCTAGAACATGGTATGAGACATTCTACACTTAGTGCACAAATGCCTAGTGAATCGTCTAGTGTTGTATCAAATGCGACAAATGGTATTGAACCACCTAGAGACCATTTATCAGTCAAGAAGAGTAAGAAGGGAACACTTAAACAGGTTGTACCTCAGTATACACAACTCAAAAATTTCTATACATTGCTATGGGATATGAAAGATAATCTTGGATATATCAAAGTAGTTGCAGTCATGCAGAAGTTCTTTGACCAAGGTATTAGTGGTAACTGGTCATACAATCCTGAGAACTATGAAAATGGTGAAGTTCCTGTGTCTGTCATGGCAAATGACTTACTCAACACTTATAAATATGGGTGGAAAACTTCTTACTACCATAATACTATGGACGGTAAGGAAGAAGACGTTGTTAAAGAAGAATTACCTTCCGCAGTAGATGACGCAGCTAATGTAATGAGTGGGCATGACCCATTCGATGAAGAGGATTGTGACGCTTGTGCCATATAAAGTAACTTGGAAAGACGGCCCGAATTACGGGAAAGACGCAATCGGAGTTATGAATGACGATACAGTCAATTTCATAAGAAACCGATATGTAGTCTTACGTAATGTTATACCAAAAGACATAATAGATTTTGCACTTAATACGTGGAAAACAGTCGAAGCATTTCCTGAAGCAAAGTCAGCCTTCTTAGAGGAAGAGTTAGAACCGATACCTAATAGTCCTAAATCTTCACACCATACTTCTAGAGGTGGACACACAACACCCATGGGAGTTGCAATGCATAGGTGGTTACATAAAGAACTAGGAAAAAGAATTAATATGGACTTACAAGAGACCTATTCTTTTGTTAGGAAATATGAAAGAGGTGCGTATTTAAAGGCACATTCGGATAGACCTTCATGTGAAGTGAGTGCTACTATCTGTTTGGGGTATCAATCAGATGATAATAAACCATGGAAAATATGGTTAGATAATACTAAGAATTGGGTAGACACACCTGATAATGTTTTTAAGTCAACTCAAGGTATTCCAATCAGAAGAAGAAAGAATGCCATTTGCGTAGACCTAGAAGTTGGAGATTTACTCTTGTATCAGGGCCCAAATGTGGTACACTGGCGAGATACTTTTATAGGTGATTATTCATATCATATGTTTTTGCATTACTATAGTGATAGTACAAGTGCTATATCAGCTTATCGTGAGTTTAGAGACCAACCAACTGAGTACAGCACTTTCCATGACCAAGTGTTAAAATATGACGGAAGAAGTAATCCATACGAACAAAAAACAAATGAAACAACAAGAGAAACTTATAACGAGTGGATGGAAGAATGGAATCATGAACCTAACAAAGCAAAATACGTAAACAATTACGACCACTTAGAATTTGAGAAGATAGAAGAATGACAGTATTTAACAGGAACAAAGTAGACTTCACAAAGGAGAAGATATTCTTTGGTGAAGCCTTAAACACACAACGATTTGACGATTTCAAGTATCCTATATTTGATAAACTTACGCAGAAACAATTAGGATTCTTTTGGAGACCCGAAGAGGTATCTTTACAGAAAGATAGGAATGACTATGCCTCTTTGAATAAATCACAGAAACATATATTTACCTCTAATCTGAGGTATCAGACTTTGTTAGACTCAGTTCAGGGTAGGGCACCAGCATTATCGTTCTTACCATTCGTGACCCTTCCTGAACTTGAGTCTTGCATTATTACATGGGATTTCTTTGAGACTATCCATAGTAGAAGTTATACTCACATTATTAAAAATGTGTACGCAGACCCTTCTGACGTTTTTGATACCATATTGGACGAAGATGCAATCATTAAAAGGGCTGATATGGTCACAGAAAAATACGACCATTTTATAAATCTAGGACGTAAGAAGTTACTAGGTCAAAAGGTAGATGAATACGAATTATACAAAGCATTATATCTCGCACTTATCAGTGTGAATATATTAGAGGGAATACGTTTCTTTGTATCCTTTGCGTGTTCCTTCGCTTTCGGTGAACTGAAAGTTATGGAAGGTAGTGCAAAGATACTATCTCTTATCGCAAGAGACGAAGCACAACACCTTGCTGTATCACAACACATACTTAAATGTTATCAGAATCATGAGAAAGATAAAGTCATGAATAAAGTTATGAAAGATTGTGAGAAAGAAGTTTATTCAATGTATGAAGACGCAGTGAATCAAGAGAAAGAATGGGCAGAGTTTTTGTTTAAAGAAGGTTCTATGATAGGACTATCTGTACCATTGTTAGGAAATTATGTTGAATACATTGCAAACAAAAGACTTAGAGCAATAGGTCTCAATGCAATATATGATATCTCTAGTGCAAATAACCCACTACCATGGACTAAACACTGGTTCAATAGTAGAGGACTACAGAATGCACCACAGGAGACTGAAATTGAATCTTATGTCATAGGTGGTATCAAACAAGATATACAAGACGATACCTTCTCTGGCTTTAAATTATGATATGAAACTGGAAAGCGATTTATATAAACTAATACCAAATGCCTTACCTATGAATCTAAGGATTTCTTTATGGCAGGAATTACTTACGAAAGATTATAATATCGGTTGGCAAGATATACAAGGTACTGAAACGCCATTTTCAAAATCAGCATACCTTGCTCATGTAGCAAGAAGAGAAGAACCTAGAGATAGATTTGGTAAAAATAGATTTGAACCTTTTGAAGAATTAGGTATCCCTAGTGAGTTCTGTCAAGAATATCATGATATCATGGGAGATAAACAGATTGATTATCTTGCAGTAAACTTAGTGTTTCAAGGTCAACAGTTTTGGCCTCATACACATAGAAAACAAACTTCTTTAGTTTACTATGCAAATCTTGAGTGGCATAATAAATGGGGTGGTGAGACTATAATTTATGAAGATGACGGAGAGACTTTCCACGCCGCTGTACCATATACGCCAGGAGCTTTGTTATGGATTGCGCCTGGAGCTACTCATGCAATAAGGTCACCAAGTGTAGAAGCACCAATGTATAGATTCACAATAGGAATGTTTTATGATTAAAATAATATTTACAATAATGATTACAATATATCTTGCAGGTTGTGTAAGTACAATCGAAACTCTTGACGGACTGTGCTTCAATGAGAAGGACGGTACATACGTATGTGAGAAGCCTGAGAGAAAAAGAAAACAACCTGAACAAGAGTGGGAAGAATTTAATGATATGCTTGAAGACGACAGTTGCACTGATGAGATGAAAACTTATCATGGTCATTGTGTCGATTCAAAATATCGTAACATAGCATAGGAGAAAAATGAAAGAACTAGGAATGGTTATATTAGGTTGCATAGTATTTACTGGATTTTTTTCAGGTGTAATCTATCCTAATTTAGAATACAAAGGTTATCCTTCTACACACCAATGCATTGGTGAGTGTTATGAAGAGTATGTAAGAGTACACGGAACAACAGTAGAGATAGAACAACGCAAAAAAGAAGTCGCACAGTCAGACGAGTTCTCTTCAATCAGAAGTTTATGGGCTGGTTGTGCCGCCTGTCATGGTAATGACGGTGGTGGAATTGGTGCATTTCCTAAACTCGCAGGACAGTCAAAAGATTACATAATAAATAGATTGACTCAGTATAAGAATGGAGAACAAGTTGGTGCTCAGTCAGCAGTTATGTGGGGACAGGCAGGAATGCTGTCAGAGAAAGATATAGAAACTATCGGTAAATTTATAGAGGTAGAATTAAAATGATAGAGATATGGGGAAAAACACAGTGTCCATACTGTGACATGGCAAAAAGATTATGTGAAACTAACGGATATGAATTCATATATAAACAGTTAGGAGAAGACTTTCAGAGAGAAGACGTATTGGAACAATTTCCTGGCGCTCGAACCTTTCCACAAATTATAGTTAATGATGAAAATATCGGTGGATACACCGAACTTGAGGGACTACATAAAGGTGGACAGTTATAAACTATATCTTCCTACCGAGAGGGAACAAGACGTATACTGCGATAGATACAGACATATGCTTGATACCATAGATAGGGTAGAGAATGAAGTAAGGATTTACATATGCGGTTTAGATTTTACATACAAAGATATTGGGGAAACGCCTTTACCATTCGTGACATTGAATGGGAAGGTTAAATCTTACGAAAATCTTTGTAAACTTTTAGAACTACCACATTTAATCGACAAACCTAATTACCTAGTAAAAGAAGAGGGGACATATAACAGTGAGTTTAACTAAACTTTTTTGTACAGATTGCCAATCAGAATGTGAAATATATTCTGAAATGGACGGACACCATTATCGAATACAACATTGCCCATTCTGTGGTGCTGAGATTGACGAGGGACAACTTGAAGATATAGACGATGAGTAAAAGAATAAACCTATTCAAAGGCCTGAAAGCACTTTATAAACTTTCAAAAAACAAAAGTGATAATGATTCATATATCAAAGTGAATGTTTATCTTAATGGTAATTGTATTGCACCAACAGTCGCAGAATGGAGTAAGACTTCTCACGGTAAAAGATATCTAAAAGGTGAACGACTACCATTAGATAAAAAATTCAAGAAAGGAACAGTTGGTTGGGTAAGACAACAGTTCATAGGAAAATATGATAAGGCAATCGACCTAGTAAATGCACCTGTGCCAAAAACTCCATACATGGCATACGTCAATTTCTTACAAGACACGCATGATATCTCACACATAATGTCTCAATATGGTCAAGAAGGACTAGGTGAACTTTGTAGAATAGAATTTGAGATATCACAATCATGGCAGAGAGGATTCCAATTAGTTTCATGGATGTTCCAACTAAAAGCACTTATGATAACTAAGAGTTGGAAACAATTTCAAGTAGTCAGAGGAATGATTAAAGAAGCACAACAACGTGCAAAAGACTCAGTTAATTTAGACATGATAGACTGGTTCAAATATCTAGACGAACCATACGAATACGTTAGAGACTCAGTAGCATGTGTACCACCTTATAAACTATATTTTTCTAATCAAAAGTGGGACGATTGGGCAGATAAACATTACGATGCAAAATGAGATTATTAATATTAGAAAAAGATAAAGCACGCCTTTTACGTGATAGAAGTCCATTTGGTACTCCTAGGTGGGTTGTAGAAGAATGGGATAGAGGTAGGTGGAGAACTACAAAAGTTTACAGTAAAATATGGTATAAGAAAGATAAAGTGATTGAGTTAAATGAGGGTCTACAGTAGATATAAAGCACTGAAAGAAAGTGCTTGTTACTACGCAAGAGAGTTAGGTATTCAGGATTCTCGGAAGATTCGTGTCCATATCTATCGTCTACCACACCCACACCCAAAACAAGGTTATATTGAGTATCCAATACACGGAAAACTAAGAGATATATCAATATATGTCAAATTAGACGATGAAAGGGAGATAACCCTTGCACATGAAATGGTGCATGTCCGTCAAGTCCTTGCCAGGCAAGGGATAGACGAGGTTGAAGCAGAGAAAATAGGTCAGAAAATAGCGGAAAAGCGCTTGACAATGACCTTATTTTAATGTTAGCCTATACACATGATGGAAAAAGAAGTGAAATTAGAAACAATCTTTATTGACATGGACGGAGTCCTAGTTGACTTCATTAAGGGTGTATCTGAAATGATAGGAAAACCCCTTACTGCTGACGCTAAAGGTCACACTGAATATGACGAAAGAAAACAAGAATTAACTGACAAAAGACTGTTCAGAAACTTACCACCAATGGTTGATTACCATGAGTTGATTGGGTATGTAAAACATACTGGATTACCTTGGGAGATTTTGACTGCTGCTGGTGCGGTGAACAGAAGAACTGTTGTCTATGATAAACAAGAGTGGATTAAACAGTGGGTTGACCCATTTGTTGTTACTACTTGTACTTACAGTGGTAGTCAGAAAGCCGCCTTTGCGATTGAAGGTGCAGTCTTGATTGATGACAGAGAAAAGAACATTGACGCTTGGGTTGAAGCGGGTGGTATCGGTATCTTACACACTAGTGCCGCTAATACTATCGAACAACTAAAAGCATTAAGAAACGGTGGTAATATCCTTGACTTCCAAAAGGAAGTTGCGGTTACTACTCACGTTTAATTGGTGAGAGTGGTGTGTGGAACCTTCATTGCGAAGATGACTACAAGCACAAGAAGCAACAGAAAACCGCCCGTTGTATCACCAATAGTGGGTCTTGAACATTTGCGTCCGATTATACCACTTTAAAAACATAATCGAAATTGCGAGACAATTTTTCGGTGTGGGAGTTTAGTCTTTAAAGAAACTCCCCTATTTTTTTATATAAATAAAACATGGCATATAGTAAAAAAGTAGTAGATAGATTCAATGACGTATTAGCGAATCCTGAGAAACATGCAGTAGGTAGGTTTGACCCTAAAGACCCTAATGTAGCAACAGGACTTGTAGGTGCACCAGCATGTGGTGACGTTATGAAACTCGACCTAAAAATGAACGGAGATATCATAGAAGATGTCAAATTCAAAACTTATGGATGCGGTTCTGCTATCGCATCATCAACCATGTTTGTTGAAATGCTCAAAGGTAGAACAATTGAACAAGCAAAACAAATTAAAGATAAAGATATTGCAGAGGCTCTTGAATTACCTGCAATCAAACTCCACTGTTCTGTCCTTGCAGAAGAAGGAATCCACAGAGCAATAGAAAACTGGGAAGAAAAACTTGCCCATAGGAGACATAATTATGCAAACAGTGACGAAGGACTTTCCTAACGGAGAAGTAGTCGAGTTTAACGAAAATTTCATTATGCACGCCAAAGGATTCTTTGACGATGGCACATGTGACGATTTAATTGATTATTTTCATGTTGCAAAAAAGCATGGTCAAACACAAGCACGTTATGAATACGACACGTCTAATACCTTTGTAAAGGCAGATAACGCCACTTCAAACTATCCTGATTTACCACCCACAGAAGAAGCTAGATTTGCAGGTATGAATCAAGGATTCTGTGAGCATATAGAAGAGAATCTTATACCAATGTATGCAGACCATTATTTCCAAGAACTAAATGGTAACGTTAAGATATGGGATTGTCCAAAGGTACAAAGAACACAGCCAGGCGAAGGATACCACATATGGCATTGCGAGACATTCGGTAGGGTTACACGTGATAGAGTATTAGCATATATGTTATATCTCAATGACGTTGACGAAGGTGGTGAAACAGAATTCTTACACCAACATTGTAGATATAAACCAACAAAAGGTGATTTCCTGATATGGCCAGGATATTTTACTCATGCCCATCGTGGTAATCCACCTATTTCAGGGCATAAATACATTGCCACTGGTTGGATTGAGTGGTCATAGGAGAAACATATGGAATATTTACATAAATTTCTAGATTGGCATGAACAACAGGTATACAAATATATGGACTTCTTTAACATTAGTGAATACCACGCAATGTGGATATCATTTGGAAAAGGATTCCTCTTAGCATTATTACTAGTATGGATTTTTTAAAACGACAATTTTGGAACCTATGGTCATGGATAAAATCATTTTTCATGACACGTTACACTGTGTCTGTATCGTATAACGCCGAATGGGGTGACAAAGACGATAGAGTTTATACTGGTGTAAGAAAGATAATCACGAAGAAAGAAAAATTTCTATCTTTCATTGATTCGGACAAGAGACCAGTGGAGATTCGTGGAGCCGCTGGACTCAATTATAAAATAGAGGTAGAAGACTGATGTCAGTAGAAAAATTAATTGCAGACCATTTAGAACTTGATATATCAGAAGTCACAGATGATAAGCATATCGTTGACGACTTGGGTGGTGATTCACTACACATTGTAGAGTTAGTTATAGGGTTTGAAACAGAATATGGTATAACGATTCCTGATGCGGATGCCGAAGAGTTAGTCACCGTAGGTGCTATAAAACAATATATTTCGGAGAATACATAATGCAGAATTTATTAATTGGTCTTTTGGTTGCACTAGGATTGTTCAGTTATTATATGTACAATCAGAATCAGACCTTGACTGCTAACAATATCAAGTTAGAAAGTGCAGTAGAAGAACAACAACAGGCTATGGAAGCCTTGAGAGAGTCATATGAGAAACAAGGTAAATCTCTTATGAACATGAGTCGCAGAAATGCGGAAATAGAGGCAGAGAAAGCTGAATACTTAGCAATCTTTGCTAGACATAATTTAGATATGCTTGCATTGAAAAAGCCAGGGTTGATAACCAACAGGTTTAACAATGGAAGTGAAAAAGTAATGGAGAGTATGGAAGATGATACAGAAGAACTTTATAAGCTTACTGTTCCTGACAATAGCGATTAGTGGTTGTTCACTGATACCAACGAAACAGATAGAAATATCTTCCAAACCAATTCAGATTGATATCATGCAACCTGATTTACCACGTCCTGTTAATTTGACAGCACCTAAATGGTGGGTAGTATCAACAGCCAAGATAGCAAATCCATGCAGGAAGATAGTAAACGAAGAAGGTAAAGAAGTCAGACCAAAGGCATGTGCAAAAGAGGATACAGAAAATCCTGATTGGCCTGACGGTTATACATACCTAGATAGGTTCCTAGATGAAATGAAGGAACAAAATAATGGTGAAGTATTGTTCGTTGCAACTACTATCGGTGATTACGAAATCATGGCAGAAGATATGCAAGAACTCAAAAGATATATCAATCAATTAGGTGAAGTAATAATTTATTATCGTAATGTAACTATGCCCAACGGAGATAAAGGTGTGGGTGTAGGTGTGAAAAAGAATGACAAGACCAAAAAAGACTAGAGGATTCCAACCATTTCAAGTTAAGAAGACGCAGTTATTTCCAACTCCGTTTTATACCATGAGATTCGTATCAGACTACGAAGAGATAGTCAGAGATGTTCGTAGAGCAGTCAGTGTTAGTGAAAAAAAGTTTCCTAATGACCCTTCAAGAAACTACACCACCTATTTTGATAGGGAAACTCACCACGAATATATTTCAAACACAGAGTGGTGTAAAAATCTAGCAACCTCACTCAAAGACACTTACGTGGACTTAATGCACAAAGAATTCTTATTCAGTCCAAAAACCCTAAAACTATCAAGAGAAAAAGTACATTTGCACCTGTGGGTCAATAGATACACAGGAGACCACCAGCATAGTTACCATAATCATAAAGGTTCTAAGTTATCAGGAACATTCTATGTAAAGACAGGTCAACCATGTGCACCTATCATATTTGAGAGTCCTATGGAATATGCAAATCTGTTATTTGCTACACAGGACTGTGAGATAGAGGACGGTCAAATGGAACATAACGGTGTGCCTGCAGTACAACAAAGTATGAAGTTTCACCCAAGTGCAGGTGACGTTTGCTTGTGGCCTTCATATCTGTACCACACTGTGCCACGCACACCCGACCAAGAAGAAAGAATATCTATCAGTTTTAATCTAGACCACCATTCAGACCTTGGTTTTGGATATTCAGACAGGGTACTAGATAAACTAGACTACGGATTTTTACACCATGAACAATAGAGTATACAGCAACGACACACTTTTTAGATTTAGTGAGAAACTAGAACCACGTATGGAAGACGGAGTTATCTATATTGATAATCTATACGAAAACCCTGAAGCAGTATACGACTGGTTAGAGAAACAAGACTTACCACTATGGAAGTATAGTGAAGAGAGACAATCAAGAAATACGCAGGACTATCTCGACTGCAGAGTGATACACAAAATAGGATTCCCTACAAGATTGTATGCCAATCAAATGCAGATGTTGACTAATATCTGTAGACAACATTGGTGGAATGGTAATTACAGGTGGGACGAGTGTTATGAGTTTAATGCATTCCAATCATTAGAAAACCATGATAAAACAATACAACACTATCCACATATTGACAGTGCACTAGACGCCCTTGATAGAAACTCAGTGATAAATTGTATCGTATACATGGACAAGGAAGCAAACGGTGGTACTGCTATATACGAAGGCACATGGGTCACAAATGAAGAAGAAAAGAATTTATTATATCCTGTAGAAGAACTATTTGATATCAAAAAAGTCATACCTGCAGAATTTAATAGACTAGTCATGTTTCCTGGCAATCAATTGCATGGTGGATACATAGAGGATTACTCCAAATACATGGGTGATAGTTGGAGATATACTCAAGTAACATTTTTTCACCCTGAGAGATAATTATGCCTACAAAATATAAAGAAAGTGCAGTGAAAGTGGATAGAGCAACTAAGAAAGTTTCTATAGAACATTTCTATGTAAAACAGTTATCGCAGAAAGAAGCATTTGAACTGTTAAATAACGACAATACTAAACCAAAGGTCAAACGTAAAATACGTAATGAACTAGTGAGACGAGGTATCAAGATTGTTAAAGTTCCTAAAACTCTCGATACTTAAAATGTTTTCAGAAAACCACTATCGCCCTCTACCAAAAGAGGTTATAATTAAACAGTCGGAGATAGACGGATATGGCATTTTTGCAAAACAAGATATACCAAAAGATACAGAACTGGGTATTACTCACGTATGGGCGATGGGTAAGTGGATTAGAACCCCTCTTGGCGGTTTCATTAATCATTCTAATAATCCTAACGCAAAGGGCGTAATGAAGAATGCAGACGGAACCGACTACAGAGTTCTGACTATCATGAGAGATATCAAATCAGGTGAAGAAATAACATTCTTCTACACACTTAATGAATACCAAGGAGTATTTGCTTAATGGAAGTAAAATTAATAAACTATAGTCAAGCAGACGGTGATTATCTTATCGAAAGTACCAGTGCACAGGAAATGGTAGCCTTTTGTGCGAGAGTCAGTAACCCTGAAAACCAAATGAACAGTGAGACTAGTACAGGATTGATAAAATATCTTATCAAACATAAACACTGGTCACCATTTGAAATGGTTAGTGCGTGTCTAGAGATAAAGACAACACGTGATATAGCCAGACAGATACTGAGACATAGGTCATTCTCATTTCAAGAGTTCAGTCAACGATATGCTGTTGCAACAGATTTTGAAACACGTGAAGCACGTATGCAAGACCCAGTCAATAGACAAAACAGTATTGAAATTGGTGCAGAAATAGAAGAACGACAAATCCAAGAAGAATGGGATATGATACAGGACAACGTGATTGAGTTGACCAAAGCAGCCTATAATCGTGCACTAGACCTAGGTATTGCAAAAGAACAAGCACGTGCGGTATTACCCGAAGGTCTTACTGCATCTACTATGTACGTCAACGGAACAATTCGTTCTTGGATACACTACATAGAACTACGCAGTGCCCACGGTACACAAAAAGAACACATGGAAATCGCACAGGAGATAGGAAGAGTAATCAGTAAAATATTCCCAGTAATCAATGAGTAGAAAATTAAATCCAACTGTTATTATAGTCACTACTGGACTTGCTACAGAGAAGTCAAAGGACGCATTCTATAATGTGTTAGAAGACAAAGTTGCACATATCCACCAAGACCCTGACCTTGATTGGAAGACTGCATTGGCATATCATGACATAGAAAAATCAGGTATCGAGGCAGACTTCATTGAAGAAGGCACTGAGATAATACTGCTACAAGATAATGTGGTGCTACATGATAACTGCACACCTATACTCCAACAGGCAATTCCTGAAAAAGGTTCAACAAAACCATTCTTGATAGAATATACAAGCAAATATGGTTTTGAGGTGGAGACAAAAATAAAAGAAAAGAATGAGGCACTTGCACCTGTAAGAGAACAGATAGAAGAGAATAACTATTCATATCTGAATTGTCCTATTGCGTGGTGGGAAGAAGAACCAAAGATATTTACAGGCCTTGTTGCATTTAGATATGGTGATACCAAAGAATTATATCAACCTGATACACAATATACTACCAGTGACGAGTTCTATTCTAATGAATTCAAGGGTGTTATCTGGCCAACAATAAAAGGTTCTGTTGTAAATATACAAAATGACAATGGTAAGGAAGAGCAGTGGAAAGAGAGAATTATTCCTGAATTTCCGCAAGAGTTTAATCCAAGGGATAAGTTTGCTACTGCTATTGAATATAGTGAGGAAATGCATAAACCATTCTTCTCATTAGAAGACGGATTAAACCAACACGTAAGTATGGTATTCTTTGACAAATATACAAGAGTCGAAGGCATGCCCTTATAAATATAACATGCGTAATATATTAATAATGACCCAGTGGAAACGCAGACACAATGCATAAACAATGTATGACATGGGATTGATAACACATATGGAATGGTTAATTACATTATTTTACCTACCTGCTTATTTAATCGGGTGGGGTATATCAATCATCATATGGTGGTTCATACTATCATTTGCTTATAAGGCACTGATAGACTTATACGACCTATTCAAAGATTATAGGAAGGGTAAGAACAAAGACCATTTAGATGATGTCGATAACTATTATTAATAACAACTAGGAGAATCTTATGAAAAGATTTTTATTAATTGCTATGCTTTTCGCTATGCCTTTAACAACATATGCAGGAAGTGGAGTTTCAGTGGGAGTCGCCAGTGACTATTTCTTTAGAGGAGTAAGTCAAACAGACCAACCACACGTTAATTTAACTGCAATCGGTGAATGGAACGGATTTCATGCTGGTGCATGGGTCGGTACAGTAGACTTCGGTGACGAAGCAGACTACGAATATGACCTATTTGCAGGTTACAAAATGAATGTCATGGACAATATGTCAGTCGAACTAGGAGTAATCCAGTACAGATATGACGCAGGTGACTATGAAATGGTAGAGGAAGTATTTGCTGGTCTTACCTACGGTGGATTATCCATACGTGGATTCCAAGATACAGATACTGATGATACCTATGCAGAACTAGGTCTTGACGTATCCAACATTGTACCAGTGCTAGACGTGAATCTATTATATGGATATCACGATGAGGATAATGATTTCTCAGCACTAAGAGTCGGATATAATAATTTCTTTGCAGAAATTATGCTAGAAACTGTAATGGACGGACAGTCCATGGACAGCATATCAGTCGGTTATAATTATCATTTCTAATGACGATTGATTTAATTATTATTCACGTAGTTTTTATAGCAACCTGTGTAGGTTGTAGTTGGTATTGGGGACGCAAAGAAGGTGCCCAACGTGTATTACAAATGTTAATAGACGACCAAGTAATAACACCACGTGATTTAGAGAGATATGTGCCTGACGAATAGGCACATATACTTTCTAAAAACCCTCTAGACGATAACATTCCTGTTATTGTATAATATATACATGAGTTCAAATTGCATATCCCACCAAGAAGTGGCAAAAGTATTACACGCAGACCATAGCCCATACAAAATGGGTACACTGGTCTATGGTACATACGAAGAAATAGAGGCATGGTGCGAGAAGAACGACATGTTTGTGGACAAATACCTAGACCATGTTAATCCTTCCACTCTATATAATACTGCAGAATGGGTAGGAACAGGTATATCAGACCCATTTAGTGTGAGTGTGCCATTTAATTATAGAGAAAATAGAGCAAAGGGTACATTTAATACACGTGGGGTTAACCTAGATAAATGGTAGACAAATGGCACGGTGGTAAAGGTAGTAAAAGACGCCCTGAGAAAGACGGTAAATATCAAGAGAATTGGGAGAAAATATTCGGTGACAAGAAAAAAAGAAATAAGCAAAGCGGAACTAGAAAACAGCAAAAGAATATTTAAATCCGCAACACCCAAATATACTTTAGACTGGTATATTAAATGGGTTGCGAGTATATTTGTACTGGGTGCAATGTCACTACGAGGAGTAGAAGGCATGGCATTATTCGATTTAGTATTGTCGATGATAGGTATATCACTATGGTTAGTGGTGAGTATATTATGGAAAGACCGTGCTCTGATATTATTAAATGGTGCAGGACTATTATTTCTCATACGTAATACAGTAGAATATCTAACGTAATGACCACCTATACCAAACTATATGATTTCTTTCCCGATGACATGTTTGCGGAGATACTTAACGCCGCCGAACAGGGTACAGAATACGCAAAAAAACACCCTGATTTACCTCTTATTATAGACATAGACACCTACAAAGACGGTCATATACACCAATACATAGACGAATACTTTGACAATCTAGGATATAATACAGAACAATCCGTATGCAGACTCCAAGGAACATTGCCAGGCACGGAATATAAA